TAAAAAGATTGTCGATATGCTTAAGGACAAGCCTAGAAACGCATATCGTCGTATTTCTTATGCAATTTATGAGACAGAATATCAAGATTTCGGGCTATGCGTTGCCCACACTAACGCAATACAAAATTACACTTGACAAGCTACGTTGAGTGTCATACAATAGAAATCAAGGAAAGCTTGATTTACTTTACCCAACAAATAGGAGAAAATAAAATGGGAATCAATATGGAACTGATGCGGCAAAAGCTCGCATCCCTTCGCGGCGAAGGAACAAAAGATACAACTTCAGTTTGGTTTAAGCCAGATGAAGGTGATACAGATATTCGGATCGTGCCGACAAACGATGGCGATCCGCTAAAGGAAATGTTCTTCCACTATAACGTGGGTGAACACAAGGGGGGCATCCTATGTCCGAAGCGCAACTTCGGCGAACACTGCCCCGTATGTGAATTTGCTTCTTCGCTATGGCGTGAAGGAGTAGACAACAACGATGAGGAAAGCAAGAAACTTGCAAAGTCACTTTTTGTACGCACTCGCTATTTCTCACCCGTTGTTATCCGTGGTCGTGAAGACGAGGGCATCAAGGTCTACGGCTACGGAAAACAGGCTTATGAGCTACTTTTGGGATATATTCTTGATCCTGAATACGGTGACATCACCGACGTGAAGGAGGGTACAGACATTACCCTTACTTATACCAAGCCCAACAAGCCTGGAGCATATCCTCAGACAAACCTAAAGATGCGTCGTAATACGTCCACCCTTCTGGGAGATGGCGAAGCGATCCCCGCCCTCCTCGATCGTATGCCTGACTTTGATAATCTTTTTGAACGTCTTAGTCCGTCCCAGGTCGACGCAATCCTCGATGAGCAACTTTCCGGGAATTCTTCCGCAGAAAGCCGCTCATCTGAGACAGCCAAGTACGGTGCCACCGATGGTAAGAGTGATGTAGACCGTGCGTTCGATGAATTGATGACAGGCTAATAGTAACTAGGTATGTCTATTACCGATGGCAGAGCGGGGTCAAAATACTCTGCCAAATTTTTTAAAGGAGGGATTATGAAGTACGCTGTACTAATCGCCGCATGTGCTCTAATGAGTGGTTGCGGAGACGCTGATGAAGACACTGGCGAAGACACCGCTGTCGTCGCTGAGTAAGCAAAAGCCGCTGGCAGACCGGCAAAAAGTCTGCCGCATTTTACTAATTTATTGGAGAAATACGATGGCTATACGAGAGCTTGGATTAAGTAATTTAATAAACAGATTAGAGATCAACGGAGTCCCAAAAGACAAATATGATAATTTTTTGGTACAGTTTGAAGAAACAAAGCTTTTTGACATGATTTTTGGAGATTTTACAAATCGTCAAGACAAAACAGAAGCGGAATCTTCTATTCTAGTAGTTAAGACAAAAAATGCCAGGAGCGTCTTGGGTGGAACTTCTGCCCAGTCGATCAGTAGAAATCTTGTGTCAGGCATGATTTTTAATGGTGATGGTACTGTAACAATTGATATGAATACAGACTGGATTGTTCAACGAAATATCACTGTTGATGACTTTATAACTGGTAGACAGAGATTTTTTAAGACCACTGATGCGGTCAAATTTCTCGGATTTAAGACAAACAGCGCTATCACCGATAACCGCCACTTTGACGACTATAAACTTAAAGTTGGTCGCGTTTGGTTGATTGAATATGATGCTGTACTGCAATATAGAGACAACCGTGAAATTACATTACGCAAAAGTCAACCATCTTTGAGAGTTTATTCTTGAAAACACCACTTAGGTATCCAGGCGGTAAATCTAGAGCTGTTAAGCATATTTTACCGCTTATACCAGAGAGCGTAGAACGAGTTTGCTCGCCATTCTTTGGGGGCGGTTCGGTAGAGCTTGCCTTAGCCAGCCGTGGTACACAAGTATTTGGTTATGACAAAATGAAACAGCTTGTGTGGTTTTGGCAGGGTCTGTGTGGCGACAGCAATAAGTTGGCTGATGAAGTGGAAAAGCTCCGAGAACAATACCTGATTAGAAACGGTAAAACTGTAACAGGGTGCTCTAAAGAGTCGTTCCATCAGTATCGCGAAGACTTAAAGATAGAGACGTTTATGTTCTCCTATGAGAGAGCAGCTAAATACTACGCTATTAATCGTGCTAGTTTTTCTGGTGCAACATTTAGTGGCGGCTGGTCCGAAAAGGCATCTTATGCTAGGTTTACTGAATCTTCGGTGCAGAGGCTCCGTGACTTTAACGCACAAAAATTTAGAGTGGATTATGCTGATTTTGAAGATGCTATCTTTTATCATCCAAAAGCCTTTCTATATCTTGACCCGCCGTATATGCTAAAAGGATCTCAAAATTCTTTGTATGGTATTGACGGAAACTTGCATGACTCGTTTGATCATGAAAGATTACACGGCATCCTATCGAATAGGTCTGGTTGGCTCATGTCCTATAATGACTGTGAGACTATCAGGAAAATGTATGACGGATATGAGATCGTTGAAGCTGCATGGGCTTATGGGATGAATAAAAGCAAACAATCATCCGAGATTTTAATCAGAGGATAAAGTGAAATTACAAAAAATCAAATCTTAGCTTGACAAATGAGCAAGACTTAGATAAAATCATATCAATGCTTTAATATAGGAGGGCAAATGGCTAAGAAAAAAGCCAAAGCAGGTCGTGTTGCCTTGCACGATCTAATGACTTTAGTTAATAAAAAGGCAGGTAGAAATGTTGCACATGATTTGACTGGAGACAATCCGACTCAAGTAAAAGAATGGATTCCAACCGGCTCACGTTGGCTTGATTCTATTATTTGTAAAGGACAAGTTGCCGGTATTCCTGTTGGCAAGGTTACAGAGATTGCTGGATTAGAGGCAACTGGTAAATCTTACATGGCAGCACAAATTGCATCAAACGCCCAGAAACAAGGAAAACTGGTTGTATATTTTGATTCCGAATCAGCAATCGATCCTAGTTTTTTGGAACAAGCAGGTTGCGATTTAGAGCGTTTAATGTACGTTCAAGCAGCTTCTGTAGAGTTTGTTTTGGAGATGATTGAAGAGTTGCTCGGTGCGACTGATGAAAAACTAGTTTTTATTTGGGATTCGCTGGCATTTACGCCTGCTGTTTCAGATGTTGAAGGAGACTTCAATCCACAATCTTCGATGGCTATGAAGGCGCGTATCCTCGCGAAAGGAATGTCGAAGCTGACGATCCCCATTGCTGATAAACAAGCGACCTTCATTGTCCTTAATCAATTAAAAACAAACATCCCACAGGGACCTACCGCTCGTGTAGTAGCAATGACAACACCTTATATCACGCCTGGCGGAAAGGCTATGCACTATGCTTATTCTTTGCGTATCTGGCTTACAGGACGCAAAGCTAAGTCTTCGTTTGTTACAGACGAGAAAGGCTTTCGCATTGGATCTGAGGTAAAGGTTAAACTTGAGAAATCTCGCTTTGGAACTCAAGGTAGATCGTGTGCATTTCGTATTTTGTGGGGTAATGAAGTGGGCATACGCGACACCGAGAGCTGGTTCGACGCAATTAAAAGCTCAGAATACCTAACTTCCGCAGGTGCTTGGTATACGTTATCAACGCCAGACGGGTATGTCAAAAAGTTCCAACCATCCAAATGGACTGAATTAATTTCAACTGATAATGAATTTAAACAGAGGGTTATACGTCTGATGGATGAAGAGATTGTGCAGAAGTTCGATAAACGCGAAGGAAGTGCAGACTCTTATTATGCAGAACCTGAAGATTTAACAGTACCACATAAGGAGTAAATTATGGTTTCACTATTTACAACATTACTATTAGCAACGCAGCTGAATGTTGCGGAAGCGCATAAGGCTCGTCGTCCTCACACGCATGCACGCCCGCATACTCATCATTCACACAAAAGAGGACATGTTCATGTAAGACACAGGCATCACTCTTATAGTGTAGCTCGTCCAGCGCCACCACCGCGTGCTCGTCCTGGTCATGCTGTGTATTTTTATCGTGGTCACTGGGTGATGACACACCATAGACCTCATTTGATTTGGAGATGGAATCATGTTCGTAACAAATGGGTAGTCGTTATTAAATTTTAAAAAAAACTCTTGACTTAGCCCCCTCAAACAGTTATAATTTATTATGACTTGAGGGGGTTATTTTGTCTGACTATGACTTTAGTCCAGATAAGATTCACGAATACACTGGACGTGTTGGTCGTTATCTTGAACATGCTAAGAAAATAGCACTGCAATCAGGCGAAGATTATCGCCATGGCGCAGTGTTGGTTAAAGGTGGTTCGGTGATTAATACCAGTATCAATAAGAATAGCTATTGTTCATTTGGTATGCGTTTTCGCAAAAAAGATAAAGGATTAGCTACCGTTCATGCGGAACTTGGTGCTATACTGGGAGTAGATAGAAAATTAACTTACGGTGCCACTGTTTATGTGGCTAGAATTGGAAAACAAGAAGATTACAAATTATCAAAACCGTGCTCTATGTGCAAAGCAGCAATGCAGCATGTTGGCATAAAGCGCGTCGTGTTCACTATCAACAGCAAATTTGCTGGGAGTTACAAACTATGAGAAATTACGGCTATGCGTGTTAAAAATTCTTTTTCTGCCTATTTATTATAGGAGAAGAATTATGGAAACAAAAACATGTAAAGATTGTGGAGAAGAAAAAGAAATAACACACTTTTATAAAAAAAGTGGTAGACAAAATCAATGGCAACCTTATTGTAAGCGATGCCATTTAGATAGAAAC